TGTCGCATATTGAGCGAAGCACTTGCCGGATTGAATTTGTCGTCACCATCAGATGTAACACGGAAGAATTTGCCATCACGGATACGCTTGAACACATCGTGATACTGCATAACGATTTCTTTTGAAGTCGTTACTGTGTACATACTTGTCACGCCCTGCTTTTCTGCGGTGCGTGCCTGCATTGATGTGTCGAAAGTAATTGCCGCCTTAATCGGCGCACCCTCAACCCACGTTGTAACTACTCCGCCGTAACCATCTGCCTGTGTCGTCTTGTCCATAATGACACATTCTTCCATTGCTTCATCCAATAAACTCATATCTTTCTCCACTGGGTCAGTCTGTCAGCAAATACCCCTTGCCATGTGCCGCTCAAATCAACGTTTCCGCTACTGCTACCGCCGCCATTCTTACTGTAGGAATACCCACCGAATGACTCTGAATTGTACGGTGACATTGCAGGACTGTCGATTGTCTGGTACTTGTCCTTCCAATCGCTTATTTCTGCGGCAAGGGCAATGACCTCCTGCGGAACAGCCATTGCCCATAATGCACCATCAAAGGTTTCGTCTTGCAATTCAAGTTTATCATTGTATTGATATACCCCATCGTTGAACACGCTACCAATGATTCGGAAATACTGACCTTCCTGTAACCCATAATCGCCAGTCAGTTTCCCGTCTTCGATAACAAACTCACCGAAAAACTTTGGCGTGTTATAGGTGAACCAATTTTTGATTTCTTTGCACAGTTCAGTCAGCATTTTTCTTTTTTCCTTTGGGTTTTGTCTTCTTTGCTTTGACAACCTTGTTTACTACAACTGACATTTTATTCATCCTCCACAGTCAAGCCGGATAAGTCAAACTCCTGTACGCATACATCTCTGCCATCACTCTGGACAACCTTGAATATCTGCGTATCTTTGTCAGTGATTTTGAACACCCCGTTTCTGTCTGGGTCGTCAATGGCTTCAACTAACCCTGTGCCTTCGGACGGTTCAAGACCGACTTTCAGTGATGTGGCACGTTCGTCAATGTCGCTCCATTTCAGAGCGAGGAAATTTCCTGCGCCCCAATCATCTGCGAGAACGCCACTATCAATGTACTTCAGCGTACCCGTTATGCTTGCACCGTCAACTTCTACTCCCGTCTGTAGGTCGCTTACATCAACGCCGAATATTTGGCTCTCACCACTCTCGGCTTCAACGGTGAGAGCATTTAAGGGTTTACGGATACCGTCCGTGTGTAGTATGTCTTACCTTCGGCAGGCTCGGTGTCAGTGGTTCTGAAATAATCAGACCCAGACTTTTCATACCACATTTCTGCGGCAGGGTTCTTGCCCGTGGTTGTTACAACCGCCGTGAAACTTTCCGTACCAACATCGGCAACACCGATTCCGTCAAGGTATTCTGCCCACAGGGTCATACCCATCAGGGCGAACATTTCACCAACCGCCGTGGTGTAGTTTCCATTCGCATGGAAACCAATCAGGTTGGTTTCTCCTGCAACGGTGTATTCCAGACCCAGACGAGCGAAATCACTGTCGGACGGGTCAGTGTAATACAGATCAATGTTCTCAACAGGAACCGCAATGACTCTTCCTCTCGGAATGTCCGGCGCAGACAGCAGGAACAGTGTGGAATATCCCATGAAATCTTCGATGTAGGTCAGACCGAAAGCAGTCTGTACCGTAATATCGGCGGTTCCGAGATATTCATACACATCCAGTACATTGGCAAATCCGACAATCTGCGTAACCGTCTTACGCATCTTGTTGAACTTATCAATTACGTTGCCCTTTGCCATAGCAAGAGCCATCTGGAACGTGGGTTCTGCGGAAGTCAGCGCACCAGTATTCAGGAATGTATAGAATCTGGTGAGAACAATGTTCTGTAATTCCACAAGGAACTGGTCATCCGTCTTCTCGATTGCGATAGATGCTCCGTACTTTTCTACGGCTTCGATAGACACCGCCTTTGCGTACTTTTCCAGTGTCAGGTCACCGTATGCAACGGGGTACACTGTGGCAAGGCTGTACGGGATTTCCTCACCTTCTCCAATATTTCCACTCTGGAGCGTTACCGCCGCTTTGTAGGAAATCAGCTTTGTACCCGGAGCCTTACGAATCGGGCGCATAATGCCCATGATGGTACGCAGGGCGTCCCAGTTGTCCGCAAACCGAGTTACGAAATCAACTTCACGAGCCTGTACCTGTGCAAACTGCGCTTTCTTTGTGAGATTTGCTTTTGCCATGATTATTCTCCCTCTGATAACTGTTTAGCAATTTCTTTCTGGCGTTGTTCTGCATCCATGACATACCGTCCGTGTTCATCCTTCTTGTAAATGTCTTCCATGCTCAACGCCTTGCCGCCGTTTCCTTCGGGCGGCGTATGTGTGTTAGCACCTTCCTGTTCTTCCTTGAGAACGTAATCAGACCATTCTTCTTTCAGGTCTTTGATGTGCTTCTTGGCATCCTTGAGATTGCCCTTTTCGTCAACCTCGTACTCGTCCCAATCCGCATACTTCAATGCTTTTGCAACTCCGTTTTCTGACAAGAAGTCCTTTGCCACCTTTTCAAGGGCGGCTTTCTTCGTAGCCATTTCTTTCTGCTTCTGAATCTCAGCCTTGTAGTCCTCATAGTCTTTTTTGACTTTGTTGTACTTGGCTTTCCATTCATCACCATCATTGTCTTCGACTTCTTTTTTCAGCTTGTTCAATTCCTTTTGAACATCCGGCAGTTTTTCAGCATCGTCCTTGTAAGAATCCCGTTGTTCCTTCAATGCGTCCACTGTATCGGTGTGCGCCTTGATAATCTCGTCAACCTTGTCTTCCTCAATACCTAATGCAGATAAAAACTTTCTTGTTAAAGCGATAAGTCTTCACTCCCTTCGTATCTCCATTATTTTCGGGCTTTGCGATGTGCGGTCATTTCTCCGCTTCCGTTCATCGTATGAACTTCTCGTGGGAGCGAAATTACCTCGCCTTCATCGCTGACGATATATAGTCCTTCATATCCGTCAACGTCTTTCCATAATGCCATATCTTGTAATCTCCTTTGCTTCGTAGGTTTTTCTTTACCATTCGATTCCAGTGCTATTATATCACGTTGTTTTTACTTTGCAATAATTTATTTTTTCATTTCTGTTTCAATGATTTGCTTAAATTCATCCTTGTGGTTCTGTATTCCATCACGAAGGAAATGCGCTTTTCCCGTTGTGTGTTTCATGTTTTCGCCAAATTCTACAAAGGGCGCATACTCTACATTTGTGCCAATATACACGCAATCATCCTCTTTGCTTCCCTGCGTTCCACTGTACGTCCCTTTAACATCTCCGCTGTTGTCGGAATACTCGCTGATTGCAGGTGATTCTCCGCTTATTGCATGAGTTATTGAATTCCTCAATAAACCCGTGTCAACTGGCGTTAGACCTTTCACATATCCTTCCGCTTTTAGTCCAATCGTTTCAAGTATTTTGTGTTTCTTTTTTTCAAGTTCTTCTAAAACTTCATCAATGTGGTTTTCGACAATTTTAACCTTTGCCATTGTTTACCCCTGTTTTGATTGTACCCATTCTTTATACGTCATATCTCCAACTGACTTTCCGTTAACATATCTTTCAAAATTTTTATTTGGATAATCTTCTAATTCCGAAACCATTGTGCATCTGCAATTATAAACTTCGCTTGGGTCACCTTCTGGGTCACCCGGATACATTAACTTATTACTAAACGGCTCATTGACAGGAACTGTTTCTCCGTCCAACTCCTGATGGCTTTCTCTTGTTCTATCGTCAAGCGTAGCCAACCATCTTTTTTGCATTTTTATACCAATACTTTCTGCGTTTTGATATGAACCCAATCTGCCAGAGTTTTGCGCCGCTGTCATTGCTGTTCTCGCATTTCGTACAGCGGTTTTCCATTCCATACCAAGTACGGTTTCAAGACGTTTAGCAATATCCATAATTGGTTCGCCTTGAAGTATTCCTTGCATTATTGCATTTCTTACTTTTTTTCGATTCCAACGAAAAACCTTTTTCTTGTCTATCTTTTTTTCCGGCAATAGTTTTGGCTTTCTTTTCGCAAGTTTTTTTACCGTTTCTTCGTTAACAAGAGTAAATCCTGCGTTTATGCCAAAACCTCGTTCTATCGTATATGATGCAAAATTGTAATTTGACGCATATATTCCGGCAAGCTGTTTATTTATAATATCGGCGGCTTGTCTATCTACATTCACAATTCGCTTTGCTATTGAATCAATTTTTGCCTGTAACGTATTGCTGTATAAGATTTTATTTTTTCGCCATTCAATATATTCTTTTTTTGACAGTAAACCTTCTTCAACAAGCAATGCTTTTTCTTTGTCTGCCGCTTCAAATTGCTTCATGTAAATATTTAGCTTTTCTCGCAATTCTTTTTCTGCCTGTTTGTATTC